GTGTGGTTGCGTTGAACGGCCCAAGCGTTTCGATTTCGGCGCTCGCCAACATATAGGCGCGGAGCGTCGCGGCGCGCGGGCCATGCGGGCCTTTTTCCGTCGTCACAAAAAGCGTGACGCCAGCCGACGGAATGTCGAGAAAGCCCGTGGCGAATTTGGTGCCAAAGAACCGCATCGTGTCGCGGTCAAACCAATGACCGGCGCGGCGCGCGTCATAGTCGCGGGTGATATTGGCCAAACAGTTACCGGACCCGGTGAACGGGACGCCGACGGGCTCAAGCGCGGCGGAATAGCGGTCAAAGTCGGCGAGGGCAGAAGCGGCGAGGGTTTGGGCGTTCATGGGCTTTAGGTTCCTTTGTGGTTGTGGAAATGTGTGTCTATAGCCGAAAAGCTATAGGGTCAAGAGGCGATGACACCGAGAGGGCTATCAGCGCGCGTAGTCAGAAAGCCCCAAGCTTTGAAGCCGCGAGGCGCGCGGCCTGCGAGGGTCAAGCGGAGCGAATACGGGACGCCGATACGCGCCAGTTCCGCTTGTGCCGCGGCCATATGGGCCAGGGCGTCATCTTCATTGCGGCACTCGACTTCGCGCCTGATAAGGGGAGCGGCTCGCATCGCGACCGTCATCATCAAGGCGCCGTGATAGCCTTCGCGGAATGTCGCGGGCAGGGCTTGGAGAACAAATTTGGCCATGGGTTTTAGGTTCCTTTGTGGTTGTGGAATTTGAAGTCAGACGTGTTTGGCGGCTAGGCGTTCGGCGCGGGCATAAACCTTGCGCGCTTCGCCTAGCGTGTCGGCGATTTCCCAAAAGAGCCGGGTGCCGGTTTCACTGTCATGGGCGCGGATATGGAAACCGGGGCCGCCCTCATGCCAAAGGGTAACACTGGCGTCGGCGAAGCCCTTAAGGGGCCGCTTTTCGATATAGCCGCAAGCGAGGGCATAGGCGGTCAAGCGGCCTTGCGCCGTCTTAAACACAGGCCCGCGTGCTTGGCGAATGAGTGACCGCATCCCGTCTAGCGTATCGGACGCAAGGCGGCCGCTAGACCAACGGAGGCGCGACCCTCCGTCCGTGTTGCGATAGATATTTTCGCCCATATAGGTGACGATCGTTCGCATAGCTGTTTCCCTCTCGGATTAGGCCCTAAGCGGCCATGAAACCCGCCACGCGAAGGCATGGCGGGAAACAAGGCGGCTCAAAGCCGATAGGCGTTGAACGAACGCTGCAAGGCGCGACGCTGCAAAATGCCAACGGGGTAAGAGCGACCCTTGGCGTCTATGCGCTCGCAATCGTTCAAGAGCCCCTCCGCCGTGAACCACGCCGAAAAGCGGCAAGGCGAACCGGACACACGCATCTTGTGGGCGACACAGCCGCCAGCGGTGAATTGCTGGATTTGCATGTGACTAGGCCTCGCAAAAAGTGACGAAAAGAACCGTGCATGAACCGTAAGGGCGAAACTCAATCGCGTCGCCATGGTCGGAACGAACGCCGCGAACGCCAGTCAAGCCAACGGCGGCTTTCGCCTTGCGCATTAACTCGCGGCTATAGACCCGGTTCGCCTTGGCGTAGTTTGTCCCGCCGTCATATCCGTAATGTGTCAATTCCGGCATGGCCACGGATGCGCGCTTGGTCCATGAATAGTTAGCTTCGCCGGAAAAGGTGTCAGTGTATTCGATCGAATATGTGTGTGCCATTGTCATTCCCTCTCGGATTAGGCCCTAAGCGGCCATGAAACCCGCCACGCGAAGGCATGGCGGGAAACAAGGCGGCTCAATCATCCAGCAAGGCGACAAGGCGCGCGGCGATTGCTTCACACTCGTCTGGCGAAGGGTGGAACCGGAACCACGCCTCGTGCTGGGCGAACGAAAGCGACGCGGTGACCATAAAGCCCCGCCCGTTGGCGTGACGAACCGTGGAAACCGTGGCGGGTCCGTAGGAAGTAGCGACTTGCATCGTTTGTGGTCCTCTTGTGGTTGTGGCGCCCGGAACCGGGCTGGCCAGTGATAAATAGCGCTATCCGGGCGCATGTCAATAGCTTTTTTCGTACAGAGATTTTCTCTTTATAAATCAACGCGGTTCGCGCAAAGGTAGGTAGCCGATCGAAGTTGTACAATTTATTGGTGTGTCTCGTAACCCATTGAAACTAGGCAGGTATTTTACTCCCCCCCTAGTGTACCACCAAACTTACCACGGAAGAAAGCTACAGGCCCAAAGCACGGTGTGAAGAGGGGCTTAGAGCCCCCTCTCTTCCCACGCGTCGGGTGCTCGCCGGTGCGTCGGTAAGGGTTAGGTGCACTTAGTTACCACGGAAAAAAGCTATTCATCCCGGGGCCCGTGGCCTTGCAGTTTAAGAGCCCGTCGGCGCTAGGTCATAACGGAATTTAATCGAAAGCGGTCGGACCACCTGCTAGGTTATGGGGGCGAAAAAGGTTTTTCACGGCTCCTCACCCTTTCGCCTAGCAGGTGATCAGCCCCTTTGAGTGATCAGCATGGCCCATAGAGGTGCACCGCCTAATCCGTTCCTGCCCGGCAACAAGCTTGGCGGACGAAAACCCGGTAGTCGCCAGGCCGTTGCTACGCGTTTCTTCAATGACCTTCACGCGCTCTGGCAAGAACAAGGTGAAGCGGTCCTACGCCGTGCCGCTTTTGGGAAGCCAATGGAGTTTGCTTCAATGGTTGCAAAGCTCATGCCTCAAAAGCTTGAGATTACCACACCAACAGACGGCCTATCAGACGACAGGATTGAAGCCCTCATCGCCCTCGCCGAGCGCATGGCGATGCTCAAAGCAGGCGTTTCGCCCTCTATGACGATCGACGGAACGGCCAGGTTGCTCGAAGGGGTAGGGGGGAGCCCCCGTTCGGGCGACACGCGGGGGGAGGTAATAGACGTCGCGCCCTATACGACCGACAAGCCCAATCCCAAACACCCTCTCGACCTCCCACCCCCTGTCCAGCCGACAAGGCTGTCCTCCCTCCAGGCCGAAACTGTCTATGACAATCCAGCCCCGACCGCTGGCCAAACAGCCACAGAGCCGGCCGAACTCACCGACGACAACCGAAAAGCCATTCCCAAAATTGGGCCGGGCGAAATTCCGACGACCAAACTGTCGAGCCTCAAGCCTGCCCTGCCCGACGAGGACGACATTGACCCCGCCACGCTGTTCTGACAGTCTGACCTCCTCGCAGCGTTTCCCCCTTCCTCCGCTGCGGTAACTGGCGGCACCCGGGCTGTTAACCCTCCAGCCCGAGTGCCGCCTTCTTTCCTCGACCACAACAGGATCTAGACCATGGCCACAGCGTTCCTATGCATCGCCATCCTTTGCGCCCTGATCGGCGTGTTCCTGCCGATGGACCGCAGTGACTGACGAGAACGAAACACCGCCGGACGACGACGCCTCGGCCGAAGAGTGGGCGGCGTTTGCCCGCCGGCTGCGCAAGGCGCGTGACGAGAAGATCGCCTCCGACCGCCTTGGCCACTACAAGCCCTACGCCAAGCAGCAGGAGTTCCACGAGCTTGGAGCCCTGCCCGTCTATGAGCGGCTCTTCATGGCCGGGAACCAGTTGGGCAAGACGTTCGCAGGTGCGGCAGAGACAGCCATGCACCTCACCGGGCGCTATCCCGTTTGGTGGAAGGGGCGTCGGTTCGACAAGCCTATCTCGGCCCTGGCTGGATCAGAGAGCGCCGACCTGACCAAGAAAGGTGCGCAGCGGCTTCTCCTCGGCCCGCCCGAGACAGAGAGTGCTTGGGGCACCGGCTACATCCCGCGCGACGCCATCCTCGACACCAGCCGAAAAGCCGGTGTGCCTGACGCCATCGACACCGTCGTCGTCAAGCATGTGAACGGCGGGGCGTCGACCATCAGCTTCAAGTCCTACGATCAAGGACGCGCCAAATGGCAGGCCGATACCGTCGACTGGGTGTGGTTCGACGAAGAGCCACCCGAAGACGTCTACTCCGAAGGGCGGACGCGGACGAACGCGACCAAAGGGTCTGTGATCCTGACCTTCACCCCCCTCCAAGGCATGTCGAACGTCGTGCGCCGGTTCCTCAACGAGAAGAGCCAGCACCGCGCCGTCATCCGCATGACCATCCACGACGCAGAGCACTATACCGATGAAGACCGAGAGCGCATCATTGCTGGCTACCTCGACCATGAGCGAGACGCCCGCGTTTCTGGCATCCCCATACTCGGCTCCGGCCGCATCTTTCCTGTCGCTGATGCACAAATCCTTGTCGCGCCTTTCCATGTTCCAGCCCATTGGCCGCGCATTGGCGGACTTGACTTCGGGTGGGACCACCCGACCGGAGCCGTCGAACTCGCATGGGATCGAGACACCGACGTCGTCTACGTCCTGCGAGAGCACCGCGCCTCAAAGCTGACGCCCGACCAGCACTCGCTCATCATCGGCCCAAAGAAGTGGGGCAAGCTGAAATGGTCCTGGCCGCACGACGGGCACGTCGCCGACAAGGGCACCGGCCAAGGGCTCGCCAAGCAGTACAAGGCCGCAGGGCTCGACATGCTCCAGAGCCACGCCCTCTGGCCTGACGGCTCCAACTCCACCGAAGCTGGCGTCATGGACATGCTCCAGCGCATGAACGACGGCCGGTGGAAAGTCTTCGACGGGCTCTGCCCACTGTGGATGGAAGAGTTCAGGATGTACCACCGCGACGAGGGCAAGATCGTCAAGGAGGACGACGACCTCTTGTGCGCTTCGCGCTATGCCTTGATGATGCTGCGCTACTCGCGTATCGTCCAGGAAGAACGACACCCGTTCGGGTTCTACGACCGCAAGTCGCCTGTCGCCATCGGCACAGGCGAGGTCAACTGGTGAAGGACGAGACGATGGCTGCGAACAAGGCAAACCACCCCGCCTATGACCAAGGCCTGTCCGCTGCCGAGTTGCAGCTTGGCGTCGCGGCCTGCCCCTACGAAGGCGACCTCGCCGACATCTGGCTCGATGGCTTTGCCGGCGGCGACAAGAAGGACGCGACGCTCGCAGCCGAAGCCGCTCTGGAAGCCTGACGCCATGAGCCCGCCCAAGCCCGTTGCCCCGCCGCCCGCGCCGACGATCAACCAGGCGCAGATGGCCGCTGACCGCCGCGACCGCGTTCTGGCTCGGCGCGCGACTTCCGTTCTCACCAGCGACAGCGGCCTGCCCGACCTCGGCACCGTCGCGCGCCCCCAGGCGATGTGACATGAGCCCGCTCCAGAACCTCGCAAAGTTCAACCCGGTCTACTCGGCCTACAAGGCCCTCGACCGCAACAAGCCGGGCACGCCCGAAACCCGCGCCGCCGCCAACACCTACCTGCCCGGTTATGGCCCGGCAGGCGGCAAGGGCGAGCGCAGCGGCACCAAGATGCTGACCGGAGGCTGACGACTGTGGACGTTTCCGACGAGACGGCAAAGTTCGAGATCCGCTCGTGGGAACGCCAGCGGGACTACCGCGTCAACTTTGACAGCATGTACGAAGAGATTGCTCGCTACTGCCTGCCGCGCGCCCAGGAGTTCACCTCCAAACAGGCCCCCGGCACGCGCAAGGAGCAGTACGTCTTCGACAGCACGGCCCAACTGGCCGTGCCCGCCTGCGCGGCTGCGATCGAAAGCCTCCTCGTCCCCCGCACACAGAAGTGGCACGGCCTTCGCCCGCTGTCGGCCGCGCTGCAAGACGACGACGAGGTGCTGCGCTACCTCGAAGAGAAGCGCGACATGATGTTCCGCGTGCGCTATTCGCGCGCCGCCAATTTCACCGGCCAAGTCGGCGAGGCGCTCGTGTCTCTCGTGGCCTTCGGGACCATGGGTTTGTTCATTGAGGACGGTCTGTCCAAGGGCATCCTCTACCAGCACGTCCCACTGAACCAACTCTACATCGAAGAGGATGCGTGGGGCCGCGTCGACACCATCCGGCGCAAATACCCGATGACCGTCCGCCAAGCGATCCAGAAGTTCGGCGAGAAGAACCTGCCTGAGATCATCACGAAGCACGCGTCGACTGACCCGTTCCGCGAGTTCAACTTCCTGCACGTCGTCCGCCCCAACGAAGAAATCGCCGCCGGCGACCGCTCGTTCCGTGGCATGAAGTACGCCGCCTTCGACATCTGCCTCGAAGGCAAATGCACGCTCCGGCGCGGCGGCTACCGCACGATGCCCTACGCCGTGTCGCGCTACACCGTGTCCGGTTCCGAAGTCTACGGCCGCTCTGTGGCTTGGGACGCGTTCGCCGACATCAAGACCGTCAACGCCATGTCCAAGACCGGGCTGCGCTACGGCGAACTCGTCACCGACCCGCCGTGGGCGACGGCCGACGTCGACGCCTTGTCGCCGTTCTCGATGCGCCCTGGCTCGATCAACCCCGGCTACATCAACGAGCGCGGGCAGGTGCTGGCCCAAAGCCTTGCGCCGCAGGGCGATCCGCGCGTCGGCCTCGAAATGATGGAGCAGCGGCGCGAGAGCATCAACCGATCCTTCCTCATCACCCTCTTCCAGATCCTCGTCGAGACGCCGCGCATGACGGCGACCGAGGCGCTGCTGCGCGCACAGGAGAAGGGCGCTCTGCTGGCCCCCACCATCGGTCGCCAGCAGTCCGAGTTCCTCGACCCTCTCATCACCCGCGAACTCGACATCCTCGAAATGTCCGGCATGTTCGACGACATGCCCGAGGCCCTGGCCGCAGAAGGCGGCGTCATGGAGGTCGTCTACGACAGCCCGCTGACCCGAGCCCAACAAGCCGAGGAAGGCGTCGGCATCATGCGGACCCTCGAAGCCGCAGGCCTCATGGCGCAGTACGACGAGGGCGAGAGCATCCGCACGATCGACGCCCCGTGGACGCTGCGCAAGCTGGCGCAGATCAACGGCGCTCCTGTCCGCATGATGCGGGCGCAGGAAGAGATCGACGCCGAGAAGGCACAGGCCGCGCAGGAGGCTCAACTCCAGCGCCTGCTGGCCGCATCGCAACAAGGCGCGCAGACCGCACAGACCCTGGCCACAGCCAACAAGGATGTGGCCGCAGCCCCCTTCTAGGATAAGGCGCACGAATGTCGATCATCAGGCCGGCAAAAGCCGCATCGAAACTTCACCAGCACGCAGAACAGTGGGAGCGCGGACAGGTCCGTAGCTTCGCCGTCTGCGCGATCTACGAGGACGGCACGGTCACGGCAGACTTTGACGTCGAGGACATCAAGAACGTCGGCGAACTGAACGCCCTCGGTGCGGCCGTGGCCAACCTGCATGGCCACCTCAAGACGCTGCGCGCTCAACGGTTCTCGTGAGGCAGCGCCCCCCGGAAAAGCTGCTGCGCAGGCAACTCGCCGTGCGCCGACTGTTCCTCAAGGACGGCTCGCCGTCGCGCGACGCGCGCATCTTCATCTGGCTGATGAAGCGCGCCTGCCACGCGACACGAGGCACGCGCATCGTCGTCATCGGCGGTGATGGCCAAGTCGACCCGATCGCCACCGCCGCCGCAGCCTCCCGCCGTGAACTCTTCGACGAGTTCATCCAGCTTCTGAACCTCGACGACTACACCGTCACCAACATCACCCACGAAGAGGAATAACCCGATGACCACTGGAGCCGACGCCCTGGCCGGTGCTGAACCCGCCACCCCCGCCACTGAAACGCCCGCCGCTGCTGCCGCTGCTCCTGCGCCCGGTGCCGAAACACCCGCCGCACCCGCTGCGCCAGCCCCGGCCAGCGACAAGCCCTGGTACGACGGGATCGTTCCGGCCGACAAGGCGACTTACGTCGAGGGCAAGCACTGGAAGGGTCCGTCCGACCTGTTCGACAGCTACGTCAGCCTGGAGAAGACGCTCGGCCTGCCCGCCGACGTGCGCGCCGACACGCTGCTGATCCGTCCGAAGGCCGACGCCAAGCCCGAAGAGACCGAAGCCTTCCTGACCAAGGCCCTCGTCGGCTTCGTGCCAGAGAAAGCCGCCGACTACGACATCGGCATCAAGGCCGAGGACATGCCGCCCGAGGTGCAGACATCGCTGGACTGGATGCACGCGGCCGGAACCCCGCAACCCATCGCCGCCAAGATCGTCGCCGAATACCAGAAGAGCCTCGCCGCAGGCGAAGCCGCGTTCGAGAAGCAGTCGATCGAGGACATGAAGTCCTTGGCAGGCGAGTTCGGCGAGAAGTTCAACGACATGGCCGAGCTTGGCCGGCGGGCCTTCAAGGCCGCAGAGCAGGACGCCGGGCTCACCAAGGAGCAGGTCGGCCAGATCGAACGGGTGATCGGCACCAAGGCACTGATGAAGCTGTTCATCGCGCAGGGCCGGAACCTCGTCGAGAACCCTGGCGGCGGTGCGCCGGGCAACGCTGGCAACCAAGGCGGCGGCTTCCAAGTCTCGGCCGAGGGGGCCAAGGCGCAGATCCAAGGCAAGTTCAACGACAGCGAGTTCATGGCCCGCTACAACTCGCCGAACCAGGCAACGCGCCAATCAGCCATCGCCGAAATGGAGCGCCTGCAAAAAATCGCCACCGGGACCGCTTGACGACATTCGCGTTTTAAGACTACACCAGCAGGAAGAGCGCTGCGTCGCTCACCTGCTGGCCCGCGAAACGCGGACAACTGGCGTCAACCCTTTCTTTTGAGGCTGATGCTATGTCAACCGCAGTACCCGTCCATTTCGTTCAGTCGTACTCGACCAACGTCGCCATGCTGCTCACGCAGAAGGGCGGCAAGCTGGCGGCTGCGGTCAACCAGGGCTCCTACACTGGCAAGGCCGCGAAGGCCGTCGAGCAGATCGGCACCGTCAAGCCGGTGAAGAACCTGTCGCGCCACAGCGACACGCCGCTTATCTCGACCCCCGGCGACGCCCGTTGGGTGTTCCCGAACGACTACGAGTGGGCAGACCTGATTGACCAGCAGGACAAGCTGCGTATGCTGATCGACCCGCAGTCGGCGTACACCATGAACGCCGTCAACTCGATGCGCCGTGCGCAGGACGACGAGATCCTGCAAGCCTTCTACGCCTCATCCGCGACCGGCGAAAACGGCACCATCTCGACCGCTTTCCCCGCCGGCCAGATCGTCGGCGTCAACGTCGGCGGCACCTCCTCGAACCTGAACGTCGCCAAGCTGCGCGCCGCCAAGCGTCTGCTGATGGCCGCTGGCGTCGACCTCGACACCGAGCAGGTGTTCATGGCGATCACCTCGTCTGACCACGACGCTTTGCTGAACGAAACGCAGGTCGTGTCGCTGGACTTCAACACCCGCCCGACCCTGGTCGACGGCCGTGTCACCGCCTTCATGGGCATCAACTTTGTGCCCGTCGAGTTCACCGACACCGCCGCCTACCAGGATGCGACCGTCGCCGCCATGACCTCGGGCTCGAACCGCCTGCTGCCGGTGTGGGTCCGCTCGGGCATGCACCTCGGCACGTGGAACGACGTCACGACCCGTGTCGACGAGCGCGCCGACAAGCGTTACGCCACCCAGGTCTATGCCAAGACCACCGTCGGTGCGACCCGCCTCGAAGAGAAGCGCGTCGTCCAAGTCGTCACCACGGGCTAATCCCCGAAACCCTCCAGTCAAGGATTACCCGACATGGCCGATCTCTACTCCGTCGAACTGGCAGGCTACGCCTCGCTCCCGCAGGTCAAGGCTGCTGTCCCTGCCATTGGTGGTCGTCTGCGCCGCTACCGCGCGACGATCAACCTGGCCTCGCAGCCGAACGCCGACAACATCCTGCTGGCCGTCATCCCGGCCGGTAGCGCCTTCGTCATGGGTGTCATCAACGCCTCTGTCACGCTCGGCTCGTCGGTTGTCGCCATCGGCACCAACAAGGTCCACGCCTCGAACGGTCAGTTGCGGGCTGCTGCGGTGTTCACCGCCGCGGCTCCGACCCTCTTCGGTCTGTCGAGCGCTCAGGACGACAACGAACTGGCTGGCGACACGCCGATCTACCTGACCAGCGCCACGGCCGCTCTGCCTGCCTCGGGCGTCCTCGTCATCGACCTGATCTACGCCGGGGCCTAAACCATGGCGCAGTTCCAGTACGACGGCGTTCGTCCGGCCAGCAAGCTCAACGTCGTCGAGAGCACCGGTTCGTCGATCAGCACGAGGGCCGTGCGAGTAACGGTCGACGACACCAACGCTGTCAGCAAGACCGGGGCGCTGCGGGTGCTGGAGGCGATCTGCGACAAGATCCGCGAAGACACCTGGCCTCCGGCCTAAAGGAACGCGCGACATGAAGAAAATCCTGCTCGGCCTCGCGCTGGCCCTGTTCGCGCTTCCGGCGTTTGCGCAGGCCACCTATCCGACGCCGGCAGGGTCGCGCGTCAACGGTGTCGTCGCCCTGACTTGCGACGCCAACGGGGCCAACTGCGCCCCCCGTGGCGACGTGGCCGGTCTCGTCGTGCAGCCCGGTCTGTCGGCAACACATTGGTCCTACGCCGCTGCGGCTGGCGGGCTCTCGAACACCACGACTGCCGTGACCGTCAAGACAGCGGCAGGCGCTGGCGTTCGGAACTGCATCACTTCGCTCCAGGTCTTCAACGGCACGCTCGGCGCAGCGACCGAAGTGGCCGTCCGCGACGGTGCTGCGGGCACAGTGCTGTGGCGCTCCATTTCCCCGACAACGGCTTCGCAGGAAGTGGCGACGTTTCCGGTCCCGATCTGCGGCACGGCCAACACCTTGCTCGAAGTCGTGACGCTCACCGCCACCGTGACCGGCGGTGTCTATGTGAACGTCCAGGGCTTCACGCGCCCGTAACCCGTGATAGGGTGTCGGCATGACCACCAAGACCGACATCGTGAATGGCGCGGCCGTCAAGCTCGGCGTCCAAAGGCTTTCGACCCTCTCGGACCCTTCTGAACTCGCGCGCGTCGCTGACCTTGTGTTCGACCGGGTCGCCCGCGCCGAACTGCGCAAGAACGCATGGTCGTTCTCGCTGGCCAGCACGTCGCTCGGGCGCACGACGGACCCGACCGGCGGGCAGTTCGCCGCCGCTTTTGTCCTCCCTGTCGACCTCATCCGTCTCGTCCAGTTCAACGACGACTGGACCATCTACGGCTTGGCCCCCGTCACCGATGGCCTGTCGCAGCCATTCCTGATCGAGGGGCGGACGCTGCTGACGAACGATCTGACCGTCCGCATCCGCTACGTGAGGGATCTGAGCGGCGACACATCTCTGTGGGACCCTGCGTTCGTCGAGGCCATGACCTGCCGCCTGGCCGTCGAGATGGGCTCGACCCTGACCAAGGACAAGCAGAAGGTCCGCGACGCGCAGGAGGATTACCGCATGGCTTTGGCGGAAGCCAAGCGCACCAACGGGATAGAACTGCCGTCGACCGAACGCCCCGACAGCGCATGGGTGGTGTCGAGGTTCGCCCGTGGCTGACCTTTCGCCGATTTGGAATAGCTTCAACGCTGGCGAACTCTCGCCGTTGATGGACGGCCGCACTGACCAGCCGCAGTATTTCTCCGGCTGCAAGGTCATGCAGAACTTCATCCCGACGGTGCAAGGCCCTGCGGCCAGGCGCGGCGGCACGCGCTACATCGGCGAGACCAAGAGCAGCGCCCGGTCGTGGCTTGTGCCTTTCGAGTTCTCGCAAGAGCAAAGCTACGTTCTCGAGTTTGGCGACGCCTACGTCCGTTTTTGGGTTAATCGCGGCCAACTGCTGTTGAGCGGCTCGCCCTACGAGGTCGTCTCGCCGTGGACGTCGGCGGACTTGCTGACCGACGACGGCACGCTTGCCCTCCGCACCGCGCAGTCCGCCGACATCATGTGGCAGTGTCTCGCCAGTGGCACCAAGGCACCCTACAAGCTGTCCCGCCTCGGTGCGACAAGCTGGACACAGACCGCTGTCGCCTTCAACGACGGCCCGTTCAACGACGTCGACCCGAAGAGCACGATCGTTGTGCGTGCGTCGGCGACCACCGGCACGATCACGCTGACAGCCAGTGCCCCGCTGTTCCGCGCTTCGGACGTGGGCACATCCTTCTTCGTCCAAGCGCAGAGCTTCTCGGACGTCCAGCCTTGGCGGACGCAGCAAAACGCCTCTGCCGGCGACACTTGCCAGCACGAAGGCAACTACTACCGCGCCACCGCCATCGGAACGTCGGGCAAGTTTGGCTACATCCCGCCGACCCATTTGGGCGGACTGGCCAAGGACGGCGACGACGCCGTGACCTGGCTGTATCTGCACTCGGGCTACGGGTGGGCGCGGATCACCGGCTTCACCTCCAGCACCTCGGTCACGGCAGAGGTGCTTTCGTACATCCCCGACAGCATCAAGGCGACCGGCAGCTTCCCTTCGCCCGTGATCGCAGGCGAGGCCCCGGCCACCGGCACGCCCGTTTACGTCGGGGGCACAAACCGTTGGGCTCGCGCCGCCTTCAACGACACAGACGGCTGGCCGACCAGCGTCGCCTTCTTCCGCGAGCGTCTGTTTTGGGGGCGCGGCCTCAACGTCTACGGCTCGGCAGTCAAGAACTTCGACAACTACCAGCGCTTCGAGGGTCCAGACCTGACCACCGAGACGGCCATCAACCTCAAGCTGGCGACCGACCGCCTCGACCTGATCCGCTGGCTGGCTGGCGACCGCACCCTTCTCGTCGGCAGCGCGCGAGGCGAACTGTCGATCCAAGAGGCCACACCGCAGGCCGTCTTCGCCGCAGACAACGTGACTGGCGTACCCCAAACGGAGTACGGCTCGACGCAACTCGAGCCGCTCCGCGCTGCCGGCGCGGTGCTATTCGTCCAGCGGTCGGGGCGGCGGATGCGCGAACTCAAGTTCGACCTCGGCACCGACAGCTATGCGGCCGAGGATCTCACTGTCTTGTCCGAGCACATCCTGCGTCCCGGCGTCATCGACATGGACTTCCAGCAGGAGCCGGACAGTCTTGTCTGGTGTGCGATGGGTGACGGTTCGCTTTCAGCGCTATCCTACAACCGCGAGCGCGGCGTCCTCGGGTGGGCTCCGCACTACATCGGCGCGCCCGCCTATGCAGTGACCGACCGTGTCGACGGGACACTGGCCGTCACTGGCTTCGGTATCGTCGAGAGTGTCGCGTCGATCGCGCAACCCGACAATCGCCGCGACGACCTGTGGATGGTCGTGCGCCGCACCATCAACGGCACGACGAAGCGCTACGTCGAGGTCGTCGAGGACAACACCCTCTACGAGAGCGGGCTGGCGCAGTCGTTCTACCTCGACAGCGGCATCAGTCGCCTGACAGGCGGGCCGACCGCCACGATTACCGGCTTGACGCACCTCGAGGGCGCAACCGTGCAGATCCTGGCCGACGGCAACCCTCACCCCGACCGCACCGTAGTCAGCGGCTCGATCACGTTGGACTACGAGGCAACCGTCGTTCATGTCGGCTTCCACGCCCCGGCCCGCCTCAAGACCATGCGCGTCGATGCGTCAGGCCAAAGTGGCTCGATGCAGACGAAGGTCAAATCTTTGGCCGAGGTGTGGCTGCGGCTGCTCGACACTGTCGGCGGCGGGGCCGGGCCGACGTTCGCTCGTATCGACCCCCTGCCCTTTACCGATCCGCTTGCCGTCTTCGGCGCTCCGCTCGAACTGTTCAGCGGCGACCGCGAACTGACATGGCCCGCGACCATGGACACTGACGGCTACATCTGCGTCGAGCAGAACCAGCCTCTGCCGATGACCCTCGTCGCCATCGTCGCCCGTCTGGACCCGGCCGAGGACAGCGCTTGAGCATCGACGTCATCCCGGCGCGGCCGGAAATGGCGGACGTCCTGCTGTTGCAGGGCGCGCAGATGGCGCTCGGCCAGCACGCCACGCCCGAACACCTCGCCGCCGCCATGGTCAATGGCTTCGGCCTCGCGGTGGTCGACGGCTCGCGCATCCTGGCGATAGGCGGCGTGCAGACGGTGTGGGAGGACAGGGGCAACGCATGGGGCCTCTTGACCGACGACATCGCCTACGCCATGCCGGTCATCCACAAGACTGTCCTGCGGGTGCTGGAAGCCGCACCCCACGCTCGCGTCGAGGCCCAAGTCGCCGTCGACCACGAGGCGGGACAGCGGTGGGTGCGTATGCTACGCTTTCATCACGAAGGCACCATGAGGCGTTTCTTTCAGGGCCGGGACTACGACCTGTTCTCAAGGGTGAAATGATGGCCTTCCTCGCCGCTGCCGTTCCTGCCGTGATCTCGATGGCCACCGCCGCTGCACCTGCGGTCGCAAGCGCTGTGGGCGCTGCGGCCGGCACGTCGGGCGGTTTGGCCCTCGGCACGACCGCCCTGTCGATGGCCGGGACGGGCGTCAGCGCCATCGCCGAGAAGCGCGCACAGGACTTCAACTCGCGCGTGGCTGACATGCAGGGCGCGCAGGCCGTCGAGCAGGCCGCGATCAAGGCATCCGAGATCCAGCGTCGCGGCACGCAGACCCAAGCCGAGGCGCGCACCGCCATTGCGCAGAGCGGCCTTGAACTGTCCGGCTCGCAGCTTGACCTGCTGAAACAGCAGCAGCGCCAGATCGAACTCGACGCCCTGTCCGCCGTCTACGAGGGGCGCGTCGCGCAGGCGTCGGCAGAGACCGAAGGTCGTCTCGCCCGGTCCCGTGGCCGCAGCGCCCTGCTGGCTGGCGTGATGGGCGCGGGCCAACAGGCCTTGAGTGACCGGGCGTCCTACCTCAATAGTCAGACCCGGAAGAGACAGGC